CCATCAAAAGGCACAGGCAAAGATTCAATCTTTAGCATCTCACCTTTTTGAGTTTCCAATAAAACACCTACATTGACATAGCGAGTTTTTTCTTCACCTTGCTTGTTTGTGTAAGTTCCTGATTTTGCTTTAAGCTGCTTTTTGACTGCCATCTCGTAAACCTTTCAATTTAGTTACTGTTTCTTCTACTTCATTTAAAAAAACTACTACTTCTTCTTCGAGCTTTGCAATATATTCATCATCTCGATTTACTCGGACAACAAACAACTGCAAATCCTCTGGAAGCCTTGGGTCAAAAGATACAAAGTCACACCATTGGCGGTTCATCACAGCCATCTGTGTTTGTACCTGTGGAATATACTTAGTCGGAATTTTTCCGTTTAAGAGTGTAGAAAGATGAGTTTTTGAATTTGGGCATTTTATCTCCACAAGACCATCTTTTTCTACAACCCCATCAGGACTGCAACCAAAGTATTGAATACTATGATGGTCAATAAAGCCCATTTCATCCACTAACACACCTTTAAATGCTTCATAAGCCATTCTCGCTTGAGGCTCTGTATCTGTTCCCCATTGCATAGCTTCATTTTGATAGAACTCCTGTTGCTTGCCAGTAAGTCTTTCAAGAACTAAGTCTGTCAAGTAATCTGCTCTAGTGGCTGAGTCTCGTTTAGCCAAGACTGCTGATACCTTACTAGCAGTTACTTTGCCTAATCTAGCTGCGAACCATTCTTCTGTTCTTTGTTCCATCAATCACTCCCAATCCAAAGGATAAGGGCTACAAGCCCTATACCAATTAATAAACCCAACAATAGAACAACTATGATGGTAAGCATTATTTTACCTCTGACATCTCTTTAAGAACAAGAGATAAATCATCAGCATACTTACTACAGTTCTTTGCTGTCTTAACTGCTGTAGCCCAATCGCCCACCAAACAGTAGTGGTGCAACACCTTTACTTCTGCCATTAGGTCAATCCAGATACCTGAGTAGTCTTTGCTTTCATCCATCTTCATTGTTCATTTCTCCATGCTAAGTGTTTGTAAGTATTAAATTTCTCTTGGAATCTTTTATCTTCGCTAGGTGGTGTCCATCCTAGTTTTCTTAGTGTTTCAGCAACATTGGTCTTAGCTGCTGGGACATACTGGAAATTAATATTATCAATTAGTTTCATCTTTTCCCCAAATCAAATTCAATAATTTCGTTGCTTGCAATGAACTTATTATCCCTTGCATAGTAATTAACTTTTTCTGCAAGTCTTTCGTGAAGTTCGCCTAAGTGATTAGCAGCAAATTCATTTTTAGTTTCAAATGTCGCTATATCAAAAGCAAATCTAACTCTTATTTTATTTACTCTGCTCATGCTAACTGTGCCTTTCTATCTTCTTTAGCCTTGTTGATTCTGACTAGAGCTGCTTTGTCTTTGCTTGCAACTTTGTAGCCATAAGCAAAATTCTTCTTTAGCTCATCCATATCTTTTGACAGGACAATCATTTCCTCTAGCTCTGTGACATCTACAGGCTCTGCATCTTCCTGTGGCAAATCTTCACCAGCATAGATATACAAGCCGATACCATGCAATGCGATAGCTTTGGCTAGGCATCTTTGCATAGCAGTATTAACTGCAAAAGCATCTGGGTTAGGAATGGCTTTATTGCGGTAGTCCATCACAGGTAACTGTGCGGTCATAGACTTGCCAAAAGCATTGACTGTGCAGAACACCATCACAGTCTCACCAAACAATACTGGCTGACCATAATTCCAAGTAGCCATTGGGTCTTGCTGTAGCAATTGGTCACAAGCCCAAGCCCATGACAAATAGCTAAGACCATTCTTCTTCTCAATCTTGCTTGAGACATCAATCTTTCTTAATTCTGCATATTTACTCATTTATTTCTCCTTAAAAACCTATTTAAAAAACTGCGCCAACAAAAATATACTGCTGTGGACTTACACAATCCTGACATCCGTAGTCTGCGGTATTTAGTAATCATCTCTCATCCCATTGAGTTCTTAAGTCCATCTCATAGTTAGCTCTGTCATTGGCATAACCTTCCATGACTTCTACTGTGTGATTCCAGACCCATCTGCCTAGAGTCTCAAAGTCTCTGTTCTCTAGCAACTCTTGTAGTCTTTCACCTTGCTCTTTGCTGGTCTGTTCCATAGCTTCTAGGAAGTTATTAACCTTGCAAGGGTTATATTCATCAGCCATAAAGTCATCAACTAGTTCTTCAAAAGTCATCATTCTTCTCCTTAAGCAAGTAAACCAAAAGCCCACAACATCACAGGAAGCATGAAGCAAGCACCTAAAAACAAACCTTTAAGAATATCAACCATGATTAACCCTTGTTATTTTGTGAGATGTTAAAAAATCTAAAGTTATTGCCCATTGCATCATTAGCAATTGCTTTAACTTTGTAGTAGCAAGCATAGGCTGGGTTTTTTGTAGATAGTTCTGCATGAAAAGCATTGGCTTGTTCTTCTGAGTCAAACCACTTGTAAACATTCCAATCTTCAAAGGTATATTGTTGAACAGCGTAGATTTTTTGCATTTTGATTCTCCTAAACAATTAAACAAATAAACTTGCGACATGAGAAGTATCAGCTATGAAACTTACTGATTTCTTACAAAAATGCTTACAATGCAAAATAATTAGTAAGGAAAACCCTAATATGTCTAAATATGCTCGCAGAGTTGATATTAACCAGAAAGCCATAGTTGAACACCTAAGAGCTATGGGGATGTCTGTATTCCACCTGCACGAAGTAGGCAAAGGATGTCCAGACCTGTTGGCTGGCATGAATGGTCAGACCTACCTTATCGAAGTCAAGCGAGATGACAAGGCATCATTCACACCAGCGCAGCTAGAGTTTCAAAGGACTTGGCAAGGGTCTCCAGTTGTAAGAATAAATAATCCACAAGAAGCTATTGATTTTGTAAAAAATATGGTTTAGAGTGGAGTTATTGGGCTGACTACCCAACATCTTAACTAGAGGAATCATGCAAACAATTTTTTTATTTGATAGCGGAAAAGGATATAAAAGGCTTCCTCTAGGGCTTTCTGTATCTGCTTGGCTAGTCCCCAAGCCCGCTACCAAATGGAGTAATTATGCCTAATAGACTTATAAGAGATGGATTGCTTGAGTCTGAAGCAGTATTGTCATTAACAATTGAAGCTAGATGGCTTTATATTGCTATTTGCCTTACAGCAGATGATATGGGGTTATTTGAGGCTACTGAGTTTAGATTGGCAAGACGAGCTGATTTAAAGAAAGAGCATATTCAAAGATTGCTTTCAATGCTAAATGATGTAGACCTAATCAGGTTATATTCTGATGGCAAAAAGACTTTTGGAATTATTCCTAAGTTTAGACAGCGACTACAAATCAAGAGGATTAAGTATCCTATTCCACCAGAGTCATTATACATAGATGATGAAGATGCAATAGAAAAGTTTAATAAACTCAAATACTTAGCATCAAAAACAACCGATACGCAACAGTTGGATAGCGGTTATGTATCTGATGCGCAACCGTCTGAACCTGAACCTGAACCTGAAGTAGAACCTAAATCTAATAAATATAAATCTAATAAAGGTACTAGATTTAACTTAGATTCAATTCCAGAAGAATGGGTTTTGTTCTGCAAAAAAGAAAGACAAGATATAGACCCTTATAAGACTTTTGATGAGTTTAAAGATTACTGGGTATCTATTGCTGGTTCAAAAGGTATAAGAGCTGATTGGACTGCAACTTGGAGAAATTGGGTAAGAAGGTCTTTTGGTAAGAATACTGTAAGCAATAAACCTCAGAATAGTAGCGCAGCACTAGCTAATTTATTTATGGAAGCGAGGGGGTTAAATGTCAAGCAGATTACCTGATAGCTGGATTATCAAGATTTTTGATACTATGCACTCCCACTATGGGACTAGGTGGACAAACCTTTGGAAGATGGGTAATACACTTCCTAATGGCTTGGACTATGGTGTAGCTAACGCAATGGAGATGTGGTCTATAAAACTAGCGCCTTATGAGCAGAAGCCTGATGCTTTAAAAAAGGTTCTGGCTAACTTGCCACCAGACCCACCAAGTCTGCCACAGTTCATGGAGTTGCTAAAGAATTGCTATGTTCCTACAGTTTTAGCTCTTGGTGATGAATTAACTCAAGAACAAAAAGAAAAGAACAAAGCAAGAATCCAAGAGATACTTAAGAATGTCTGCAAGCGAGTATGAAGAACACAGGAGACAATGCGAGGCTAGATTTGCTCTCAGTATGCCTTTGCAAACCAGAAGATTGTATCTGGCTAATGTTGAAAGCAAGAGGGGTAAACCAGCTAGACTTGAACTTGAATCGGAGATGATTACACAATGGACAAAGAACAAATCAACCAGAGCATGAATGAGATTAACCCACAGAAAGCGGTTAATTTCATTATCGACAATGCTCCTAAGTATGCTGAAGCTAAGAGCCAACGGGTTTACTTAGAAAACTTCTTAAAGGTCAAGAGAGCGCAACTCATTCAAGACTGTAAGAATGAGCCAGTAACTCGTGCGGAGTCTTACGCTTTATCGCATCCTGATTACTTAGTAATTATTGAAGGTATTAAAATTGCTATGCTAGAGGAAGAAAAGCTCAAATACTTCCTAGAGGCTGCCAAACTAAGAGCTGAGATATGGCGCACTACAGAGGCATCTAACAGAAATCAGGATAGGGCTACTAGATGAGTGCATTAGATAAGCAGGTATCTGGAAGCCATTACAAAGACCTAGCGATACAGCCAGTAGAGTTTATCTACAAAAACAATATTGGTTACTTGGAAGGTAATGTAATCAAATATATTTGTCGGCATAAGACCAAGAATGGACTAGCAGACCTACAAAAAGCCAAGCATTATATTGAGATGCTAATTGAGATGGAATACAAAAAATGAATGGCAATAACTCCTACTCTCAGAGAAACTCTGGTAGAAATCTAGGTGAGGAGTTATTTGAGCAATACTGTGAAAGTAAACAAGTATTTTTTA